TTCTTGGCGTAGAAAAAAAGAATTAAAGGAAAGTTTATTATCCCTTGGATTGATAGGATTATATGGAGCACATAAATTTCGTGATTATAGAAGAAAAAAAGCAGACTTACAATCTGCATCTCATGATGTATTTAACGATTATGCTTCTAGAAATCCAAGCAATCCAATACCAACTGGAAAAGCATATGATGCTTTGCTAGCACGAGCAAGGAATGAAGGCGAAGCAAGATTTAGAGAGAGAAAATATGGATCAAGGGATGAATTCCTTGGTAAAGTAATGGACATGTTTAGACCTCCTCCTGGAACTTTAAAAAACTTTAGAACTGGTGGCAAAAAACCTCTAGATAAATTGCAATTTGCTGATATTGAAGGTCTTCATCCACACGAACTTGGACCCACAAAAATAAGAGGAACATTTCGTCAAGGTGTAAAAGATTACTTAGAAGGAAAAGTATCATTAACAGGTAAGAAGATTCCACCCCAACAAAGATCTATTCCTTTTGATTTAAAACACCCTAATATATCAAGACTCATTAGATCTATAGGTCCTATTGTTTCTAATATTTTATACAGAATTGCAGCAGAAGCAAAGACATCTATGGCTGGAACTAGACCTCGTTATTATTCAACTGGTAAAATATTTGCTGGTGGAAATTATAGCGGTCGTAGAAAAGACCCATATAGATATTCAACAGGTATAGATTCTAGTTCTTCATATGCCGATAAAATGGCAGATAGATCTGCTAGAAGAGCTAGAATAGGATTGAATCCTTTAAAATATCCAGAAGAATAATGTGTACGGTTTGATTTTTGAAAAATTAAGATTTACTAAATATTAAAAAACGGAGGTATAACGTGTCAGAATACGAAGATACAAGACTTTACAACGATGGAACAGGAAAGGGTGCATATTTAGGCACTCTAGACGGAGCGGAGGCCATGAATTATGCTGGTAAAAACAAGGCTTCACTTTCACCAGCTGGAGCGGGTGCAGAAGAGGAAGATACCGATGAAGATACCGATGAAGAATTGAATGAAGATTCCGAATCAGAAATGGAACAACTAGAAGTTGATATTTCCGATACTCTCAACGCACTTTTTGAATCAACCGAAGCAACACCTGAATTTGTTGAAAAATTCAAAGTCATTTTTGAAGCAGCACTTTCAGAAAAAGTTTCTTTAATTGAACAAGCAATCCTTGAAGCAAGCAAAGAAATTATTGAAGAAAATGTTTCATCTATTACAGAAAACCTAACCGATCACATGGATCAATATCTTTCATATGTGGTTGAAGAATGGATGCAAGAAAACAAACTTGCAGTGGAATCTGGATTTAGAACTGAAATTGCAGAAAACTTTATGATGGGACTAAAGGATCTATTTGAAAATAGTTTCATTGATGTTCCACAAGAAAAGTATAATGTTTTAGATGATCTATTTACTGTAAATAGTGATCTTGAAAATCAACTCAATCACACTATTAAAGAAAATATTGATCTAAAGAATAGAGTTCTCGCACATGAGTGTGCAGAATCTTTTGTTGAAATGAGCAGAGGTTTAGCAGATACAGAAGTTGAAAAACTTGCCAAACTATCTGAAAATATCGAATTCAACAATGTAGATCAATATCGTGAAAAAATTCAACTTCTTAAGGAATCTTATTTCGGAGAAGAAGTATCAGAAAATGGTACTTTACCAGGATCATTCCTAACAGAAGATACAACCGAAGTAAATAGAAAACCAGCTGGTGCGGATCCTATGATGGATGCGTATATCCATAGCATCAGCAACCAGCTTAAGTTAACTAATCGTAAAACAGCAAAATAATAGATAGATTATACAAAGGAGAATAGAGAAATGGATTTTAATCAGTCAACACCATACGATACTTTAGTAGAAAAGTGGAGCCCTGTGCTAAACCACAAGGATCTAGATGAAATTAATGACGTTCACAAGAAGAGAGTTACCGCAGTCCTTCTAGAAAATCAGAAGGAAGCAATGAAGCAGCAGCTGCTAACCGAAGCACCTGCTAACTCAATGGGTGGTAATTTTACCGTAGGTCAGATTGGAACGAGCAGCGGTGCACTAGCAGGATATGATCCAATTCTTATCTCGCTAGTTCGTCGTGCAATGCCTAACGTCGTTGCATATGATATCTGCGGCGTTCAACCAATGACCGCTCCAACTGGTCTTATCTTTGCAATGCGTAGCAAGTATGAGAGTCAGAACGGATTTGAAGCAATGTACGATGAACCATTCCCAGCATTCTCAGGTGCTTCTGGTTCAACCGCAGGTATTACCTTCGGATTCTCACCACTAGAAGGTGGAACCTGGCTCAACCTAAACGGTGCAGCATCTGGTTCAAATTGGCCAACCCGTAATGCAAACAATGATCCACTTTCAACTTTCCGTGGATTCTCAACTGCCAATGCAGAAAATCTTGGTGGCGGTGGTGCGAATCCAAGTTTCCAGCAAATGGCATTCAGCATTGAGCGCGTTGCAGTCGAAGCAAAGACTCGCGCACTCAAGGCAGAATATACCACGGAACTTGCACAGGATCTAAAGGCAGTTCACGGACTTGACGCTGAGGCAGAACTTGCTAATATTCTTAGCACCGAAATCCTCAATGAAATCAACCGTGAAATTATCCGTGCAATGTACCATGTAGCAAAGACCGGTTGCAAGCAACCAGATCTTGCCAACTATAGCAGCGGTACTGGTGGTATCTACGACATTCTAAACGACTCAGATGGTCGTTGGAGCGCAGAACGATTCCGTGGTCTAATGTTCCAAATCGAGCGCGAAGCAAACGTCATTGCCAAGCAAACTCGTAGAGGCAAGGGTAACTTCATCATCTGCTCCGCAGATGTTGCAAGCGCCCTAGCAATGGGTGGATTCCTAAACCTCGCTCCTGCCATAACCGCCAACCTAAATGTTGACGATACTGGTAATGTCTTCGCCGGTGTACTTGCCGGTAAGATGAAGGTTTATATCGATCCATTCGTCAACACCAACCAGAACTTCGTTTGCGTTGGTTATAAGGGTGCAACTCCTTATGACGCAGGATTCTTCTACTGCCCATATGTTCCACTACAGATGGTTCGTGCAGTAAATCAGGACACCTTCCAACCCAAGATTGGATTCAAGACTCGTTACGGAATGGTTGCAAACCCATTCGCTAAGGGTCGTGATCAAATCTCGTTCTCTGGAGATGGTCTTGAAAAGGACACCAATGTTTACTACCGTCTCTTCCGTGTAGATAACCTCCACGGTCAAACTGGTGGATATTTCGGCTAATAACAAAGACTGAATAAGGTTCAGTGACAGGGAGGGGCAAAACCCCTCCCTGTTTTTTTATACATAGTTATATGAGTTTAATAGAATATTTAAATTCTCTTCCAGTGCACATATTAAATATGTTGCCGGGCGATCTATTACTTACTAATGAGTATAATCCTGAAAATAGAAATAAACTTACTAGTAATAAATTTATTTTTACAATAACTAGAACACCAACTTTTTCTTATTTTTGTCAAAGAGCAAATATACCAGAAATTAGCATGGGAGTGAGTCTTCAGTCAAATCCAACTGCTATGGATATTAAACGACCAGGAACAAGACATGTTTTTGGTGATTTAATCGTGTCTTTTGCAGTTGATGAAGAAATGAAAAATTGGTTGGAAATATACAACTGGATACGAGATTTATCTACCGACACATATGCATACGGCGATATATTAAAAGAAAATCAAAAAATTTCAACTGGTATGCTATATGTACTTGCAAGTACATATAGACCTATAGTTAAAGTAACTTTTTATGATATGTTTCCAACAAGTTTGACCGGAATTGATTTTGATACAACTTCGGCCGATGTTGCATCTATTATAGCATCTGCAACATTTAATTTTACAAGATATGAAATACAAGGAATAACTGCTTCTTGATTTCTGCCAATTATGTGATATACTATAAAGTATGACTATTAAACTCAGCGAGATTCGTACAATGGCAGAGCAGGATATGAAAATTGATGGTTCTTCATTGGACACAGAAAGTCTTCGCACTCCACAAATTCACAACAAGTATCTTTCTATTATGTTGGACGAGAAACTAGTTCTAAAGAAACTAGAATCAGATTTAAATATAGTAAAAAGGAATAAGTGGTTATATTACTCTGGCAAGATGTCAGATGATCAACTAAAGAATCTCGGATGGGAACCATTTGATCTAGCAATTCTTCGTCAGGATCTAGATCGGTTTATTGATAGCGATGTTCAAGTAATTGAACTCTCAAATAAACTTGAACTACAAAAGGAAAAAGTAAACTACCTAGAAAATCTAGTAAAGGTTATTTCAAATAGAAACTGGAATATTCGTTCTGCAATTGATTGGATTAAATTCACACAAGGACAATGATAAAAGTAACACAAGCAGATGCGGTAAATTTAAAAGTAGATTGTGAAAAGAGTATTGCAAAGGAAATAAGTTCCTTCTTCACTTTCTCAGTTCCTAATTACCAATTTACACCAGCATATAAGAATAGATTGTGGGATGGAAAGATTCGTCTTTTCAATACACTAACTCATACACTTTATACTGGACTGCTTGATTATTTGTTTAAATTTGCAGAGGAGCGTGGATACAAGTTTCAATATGAATCGCTTGAAAACTTAAATCTAAAGTTCGATGAAGCATCTGTTGATGAGTTTCTTGGTAGATTCAAGTGCTATAATGAAGGAAAGGAAATAGTTCCTCATGATTATCAGAAGAGTGCGGTAAAACATTCTTTGTTAAAGCAGAGAACTCTTCTAATCTCTCCTACTGGTAGTGGTAAATCATTAATCATTTACCTATGCGTTCGATATTTGATGGAGAAACTTCCACCCCATAAGAAGATTCTAATCGTTGTTCCTACAATTGGTCTCGTCGTACAAATGGCGAATGACTTTCACGACTATTCAAATAAAGATGGGTTTATCCGTAATTGTCACGCAGTGTATTCTGGACAACCAAAAGAAACTCCTCGCAGAGTAATCATTTCTACTTGGCAAAGTATTTACAAAATGAAAGAAGAATATTTTAAAGATGTTCTTTGTGTATTTGGAGATGAATGTCATTTGTTCAAGGCAAAATCGCTAACTACTTTAATGAGTAAAATGAAGGGCTGTGAATTTAGAGTTGGTACAACTGGCACTTTAGATGGCACACATGTCCATAAACTAGTAGTAGAAGGATTGTTTGGTCCTGTCTTCCGTATTACGACTACTAAAGATTTGATTGATCAGAACCTTCTTTCTAATCTAAAAATCAACTGTCTTCTTCTTGAATATCCAAAGAATAAAGTAGAAGAAATCAAAAGAGCAAAATATTTAGAAGAAGTACAATGGTTGGTTGCAAATGAAGAAAGAAATAAATTTATAGAAAATCTTTGTTGTAGTCTAAAAGGCAATACACTTGTGCTTTTTAATTTCGTAGAAAAACATGGATTGCCAATGTTCAAACTTTTAAAATCAAATTGTAACAAACCATGCTATTTGATCTATGGTAAAACACAAGCAGATGATCGTGAAAATATTCGTAAAATTGTGAATAAGCAAAAAGAAAGCATTCTTGTTGCATCGTATGGTACATGTAGCACGGGTATAAACATCAAAAACATTCATAATATTGTGTTTACTTCGCCATCAAAATCTGTAATTCGTGTTCTACAATCTATTGGTAGAGGCCTACGAAAAAGTGAAACAAAAGACAAGGTTACTATTTATGATATTGGAGATGATCTTCGTTGGAAGAAGCATCGCAACCATGCTCTTCGACATCTAGACGAACGAATCAACCTATATAGTAATGAGAGATTCACATATGATGTTACGAAAATACGCCTAAAGGAGACACCATGAATTGCAAAATACTAAAATTAAAAAGCGGTGAAGAGGTTATTTCAGTTCTGTCGGAATCAAAGGGCAAATATACTCTTGACAACCCAATGTTATTTCGTTCTACTACTTTGATGGATCACCTGGGTAGACCATATGACATGACAACTCTTAAGGATTGGTTGTACAATAGCGATAAAAAAACAATAAGC